CCGCCGGAATGGCGGGGGCCGACACGGTGAGAGGGGTACGGGCGGCGAGTGCCGTCCCGAACCCCGATGGGCCTTGCTGCATTGCGTTACCTCCGCTTGCGTCGGTGACGTTCCACCGACTCATAGACCGTTCGCCCGTCGAGTTTCAGCACGTTGTGCACGACGGTGTCGCCGCCGTCGTCACCGCCGCCGAACCCGTAGCGCTCGCTCTCGGACAGCGGCACGACGGCCTCGGTTCCGGCCTCGCCGATCAGGGCAAGGGTCGGGCCGGTGACGATGCCACCGGTTGCGAGCGCCGGAATGTTGGCGAACTTCGGGAAATTGACCTGGCCGATAATCGGAATATTGAACGACTTCCCACCGAGCGTCATATTCCAAACGTCAATGATGGTGTTCTGAATATTCCGCACGACGTCGCCGACGATTTTCAGCAAACCCGTCCACGCCTCACCCGTTCGCTGCGGAATGGACGTGAACCAACTCACGACCTCGTCGATTTTCCCGCCGAGCCAATTTGCACCCTCGCCGATATCGTCGAGGAACCCCTGAAACCAATCCGAGGCCAATTGGCCGGCGATCGAGAACCCGAGCATGAGGTTTGACCACGCCTCGCCGATCCACTTCGTGACCGAATCCCAGTTCTGCCACAGCCAGATGCCGGCAGCGATCAGCAGGCCGATCGCGACGATGATCGCCGCGATGATCCACGTCACCGGGGACGCGTACCACGCGACGTTATTCGCCGCGGTGGCCGCGGTGTTCGCGACGGTGGCCGCGGTGGCAGCTACCTGCGCACCACGGAACGTCACGATTGCGAGGGCGAGAGGCCCGAGCGCTGCGACCGCGCCGAGAATGTCGCCGCCGAATGCCGCGAACCACGACGCCGCCTCGCCCATCGGCCCCTGCGTGTTGATGAGTTCGGAGAGCCAACCCTGCCACCCTCGCTTCATCTGCTCGACCCGGGTCAGCGGCCCCTCGTCGAGAGCGCCTGTGACGCTGTCTGCGGCCCCTTCGACCTGGCCGAGAGCATCCGTCGCGGTGCTCGGGTCCATCGCGTACAGGGCGCCCTGCAGATCCTCGGCCTTGGTGCCGAAGAACTGCACCGCGAGCGCGTTCCGTTCCACCGGATCGGTGACGCCGAGCAGCCCGTCGCGCACCATCTGCAGCGCGCGCTGCGCCTCAGGGCCACCGGTGGCGATCGCGTTCGCCGCCCACTCGCCGTCGATCCCGAGCCGGCGGTACGCCTTACCCAGAGCGGTCGAGTCGTCGGCCGCTGCAGCGTTCGCTGCGGTCGCGGCCTGCGTGGCATCCGCGACGCCCTGCTGCGCCTGCGCGAGTGATTCCTGCGCCGATCGCACGGCGCGAGATCCGTCGACGCCGGCGCGGTCGGCTTCCGCTTTCTCGCTCGCGAGATCCGCCGTCTGTTGCTTCTGCTGCTGGTAGCGGTACACCGCCTCGTCGTAGGCCAGTTGCGCCTCTTTCGAGTCGAGAGCCGACGCGCTCGGCGCGCTGCGCGCGGCGTCGAGTTCGGCTTTCGCGCGGTCGACGGCATCCTGCAGCAGCTGCCGCTCGCCGGCCGAGGCGTTCCCGCCGAACTGCTGCATGCGGTTCGTGGCCGCGACGTATGCCGCTTCCGCCGCGGCGACAGCATCCCCGCCGCCGGTGGCGATCTCGGTCAGCTTCTGTTTCGCGCGCTCGACCGCGAGGGCCGCGCCACGCTCGGACAGCTGCGCGCCCTGCAGCTGCTCGGCCAGGCTCGCGAGATCTCGAACGGCCTGCTGCCGGGCGGCGTTCAGATCCTGCTGCGCCTGCACCTCGGATCGCTGCGCCCGCGCCAGATCGAGCCCCGCCCGCTGCGCCTCTTTCATCGCCGCGGCCGTTTCCACGGTCGAGCGCCGCACGGGCTCCTGCCCGCGAATAGTGAACTCTTTCAGCGCGTCCGCGAGGAAATCGCTATTACGCGCACCCGCGGCCATTCCCTGATTGAGAATGCCGAGCGACTCTTTTCCATCGAGCCCCAGTTTCTTGAAAAACGGGGAATACTCGGTGAACGTGTCGAGCAGGTCATCGGCCTGATTCGCATTGGACTGCAGGCCGGCAGCGATGACGTCCATAGCCTCACGGGCCGACGGTGCGAGATCGTTCCGCATGAGCGCGCCGGCTGCGCCGGTGGCTTTGTTCACGTCCTGCTCGAACACGTCGGCGATCGCGAGCGCCTCGGCGGTGACCTCGGCCATTTCGGTGTCGGCGAGATCGCCCATGTTGCGACGCACCGACGACAGCCCGCGGTTCACCTCGGGCAGTTCGCCGGTGAACCCCTTCGCCCACACCTGGCCGGCGAGCTTGCCGTACCGCGCGGCATCCGCCGGCATGGTGCTGAGTTCAGCGTTCAGCCGCGACTGCGCCTGACCGGTTTCCATCGAGCCCGTGATCGCCTCGCCGATCTTGGCTTTCGCCCACCCGGCGGCGATGCCGGCCGCGGCCCCGATCGCCACCGTTTTGAACCCGTCGATGACCTGTCGGGCCTGCTGGTCTTTCGCCACCACGTTGATGATGAAATCTTTCGCCGTGCTCACGACGGTTACCCCCTTCTGCCGGTTGGGCGGGATGAGCGGCGCGCCTCGATCTCGCGGGCGCGCTTCTCACGGGCGGCGACGCGTTCGTCGCACTGCAGGGCCAGGTGCGCCCAGAGGTCGGCATCCATGCGGTCGATGACCTCGGGCGTGTAGCTCGGCCAGAACTCAGCGCTGCCGATGATGAGCACGCGTTTGCGCACCTGATCCTCGACGAATGGTTCGGCCGCGTTCAGCCGATCGACGGCTGCTCGGGCGGGATCACCGCCTGCGGAGCGTCGGCCTCGGGCTCGACCGGAGGGTGCGGGCTCTGCTCACCCTCCGCGCCCTCTTCGTCGATCTCGCCGGGCTCGACCTCGGTACGCGCGTACCAGTGATTCAGCCGGTCGTCGTCCATGAGATCGGGCATCCGCTCCCCGACGCCGGCGCGGTGCAGCGTGATGAACAGCGGCAGCGCGATCATCCAGTCGAGCGAGGCCATGACGTCGCCCATATCCTGCGGGCTGGTCTTGAACGCGCGGCGATACTGCGTCTGCGCCAGCACCTTTTCCTGCACGGTGGGCTTGCGTTCGAGGTCGACGACGCGGCCGTCTTCGAGGGTGAGTTTCGCCATGAGGGGTTCCCTTCGGTCAGGTGTCAGAGATCGACGCGAGCGCCTCGTCGAGTGCCGTGTCGATGCGGCGCGCCATGCGGTCAGCGCCTCGGAAAGCCGGCGCCCAGAAATAGGGCTGGCCGGCCTGGTACTGCATGCGCTCACGGTCACCGAACGTCGGGTGCCGGAAACGCTTTGCCTGCCAGAACGTCGCGCCGTTCTTCTTGGCGTTGGTGGTGCGGATGGATACGCCGGTTCGCTTCTCGGAGATCACCACGCGGGTGCGCAGGCTCTCGCTGATGCTCTTGCGCAGACCCTGGCCGCGGCCGGCGCGATTGACGTCGACGGCCTCGTACACATTGAGCTTGCGTGTGTGCCACTTGCCCGTTTTCGCGTTGCGCCACCGGGCTGTTTTCTGCCGAGCAACGCGGATGCCGCGCGGCAGCGGGCCGGCGAGTTCGGCCCGCTGCTCGGCGATGATCTCGTCGCCCGAGCGGCGCATATCGCGACGCACCGCTCGGGCGAGTTTCGGACTGAACTCGCGGATCTTCTCGAACCGGCTGCGGACGCTGCTCGTGTCGAGCGCGACCTGCGGCGTGATGTTCCCGCGAGCCATGCCGGTTACAGCGTGGTGTCGAGGGTGCGATACACGATGTAGATCGGTTGGGCCGCGACGTCGTTATCGAACGCTTCCCAGTCGATCGACTGCGTGATCGGCTCGCCGCCGTTCGAGCCGGGCACCTCGCCTTTCAGACGCAGCGACGGGATGATGATCTGCAGCAGCGCGTTCTGCCCCGACCCGCCCGTGCTGATGACGTCCGAGTGCGTGAACGTGAGGTGCAGGGCGAGGGAGGTCTGCGCGAGGTACGCGTCGCGCAGCGTGTTGTTCGAGTATTCGACGGTGAACGAACCCGAGATCTCGGGGCGTCCGTTCACCGGGCGCCGCGAGCGCAGACCCGCCCCGCCCATGTTCCAGCCGCCGCCGTCGAGGTTGCGCTTCACCCGAACGGTGATCTCTTTCACATTGCTGTTCAGCGCGGCCGGCACGAGTCCGAGGCTCGTCGCCGTCGGTGCGCTCGTCATCGGGTTGGTGGAGATCTTCACCTGTCCGTGCAGGAAGGTGAACACCGAGTCACCCGTCGGGTACGACGGCGTCGCGCCCGGCTCGATGGTCGAGAGGGCGCGAGCGACGACCTCGAACACGGCTTCGAGGATGCCGCCCTCTTTCGCCGAGATCTCCATCGACTCGAACACCACGCCGGTGAACGTGTGCGGCCAGACGTCGTCAGCGCCAACCGTCGGCAGCAGTTCCTGCACGGTGAACGACTTCGTGACAGCATCCGACTGCGAGAGCGTGTGCACCTGCTGATACAGCACCGGCGACGACGAGGGAATGGCCGTGTTCGTGATGCCGCCCATGACGGCGTTCAGCAGCATGCCGAACCCGCGTGTGCCGACGTCGAGCGAGATCGACCCCTTGCCCTCGAACTTCGACACCGTGTTGCGCGCGAGCCGCTTCACGCCCTTGGACGGGCGCAGGCCGCGACCATCGACGGTCGAGATCTCGTACTTGATCTGAGCGTCCGACTCGGGGAATCGGGTCGGGGTCACGGCCGTGCCGTAGACACCCTCTTGTGCGAGGCCGAGGGAGAAATCGAGTTGCGTCATCGGGTCACCTCCTGGTCGGTGCTGCTGTCGGCGGTCGACGTGCGCCGGCGGGGCTTACTCGGCGCGGGCTCGGCCGGCGCCTCGTCGACGGGCTCGGCCGGCGACTCGTCGACAGGCTCGACGTCGGCGAGAGCCGCGGCCTCGGCCGCTGCCTGCGCCTCGGCGGCTGCCGTGGCGAGCGAGGTCGCGACCTCGTCGACGGCGGCGTAATTCGCCGGCTGCGCGGCGAACATGGGCGCGAGGTGCTCGGGCACCTCGAACACCTCGTCGGCCTCGACCACGCGCCCGAGGTCGGGCACGTCGAGCGCGCCGAGCGGGCTCACGTTGCGGAAACTGGTCATGCGGGTATCCCTCCCTGTCAGGTCGCCCGCGTGCGGTGCGAGCAGACGAATGTCGCGGCGATCTCGACCTGATAGCCGTCGTCGTAGTCATCGCCGGTGGTGTCGGTGTCTCCCGGCAGGCACCACAGAACGGCCCCGCCGAGGGTGGTGTTATCGCCGGTGAGCAGGTGCGCCTCGATGAGCGCGAGCAGCTGGAACGCGCGGCCCCACGCGGCCTCGGCGATCGCGCTGCCCGAGCCCGGGCGCCACGCGCCGATATTGACGTCGATCGTCAGCGTTTCCTGCTGCTGCCGGCGCGGGCCGATCGTGGCTGCGTCGCGGGTAGCGCGGACGTTGCCGAGGGCGACCCAGTCGTGAAAGCGCATGGGCCACGAGAACCCGGCTGACACGTCGACCTCGCGCTCGTCGGCGAGGGCTGCGCGGATCTCGCGTTCAAGCCCCTGCCGCGCTAGTAGCGCCCCGGTCGAGGCGTGAATGCCACTCACGCGCCGAACCCCGGGCGGGGCGGGTACTGCGCGAGCCCTTCCTGCACGGCGCGAGGCAGGTCGAACCCGACGGGCTCGTCGCCGGCATCCGACCGGGCGCGCGGGCCTTTCTTCTCCTGCCGCCACCGCAGCTTCGCGAGCGCGCGCGCCCACAGCAGGAACTCGGCGGGCACGCGGCCGTTCACCTCGTGCCGCTCGGGGTCGCGGTGCCGGCCTGTCTCACGGTCGATGCGTTCACACGCCGCGGACATGAACAGTTCGAGTTCCTCGGCGTCATCCTGCCCGACGCCGTATTCGAGCGCTTTCCGCAGATCTTCCGCGTGCAGCGGCCAGTTCGTCGCCATTCGGTGCCCCTCTCTGCGAGCGAGGGGGCCGCACCCGGTGTCGGATGCGGCCCCCTCGTGTCTTACTCGGCCGGCTTGGCGTAGCCGTTGGCGATGTACCCCTCGGCCTCGTCGACGGGCAGCGCGATCGCCTCACCCGCCGCCGGCCACGCGACGCCGTCACGCAGGCCCGACAGCGACACGAGCATGACGACGTCGAGCGTCGCCGGTTCGGCCGCGGCCTCGGGCTCGGGCGCCGGCGCGGGCGCCTGCTCGGCGGGCGCCTGCTCGGCGGGCGCCTGCTCGGCGGGCGCCTGCTCGGCGGGTGCCTGCGCGGCGGGGTCGCCGGCCGGCGTCTGCTCGCCGGTGTCGCCGGCGGGCTTGGCTGCAGCGCGGCCCATCAGGACGCACCGCCCTGGAAGTGACGCACCGCGGATGCGTCCATGAGCCGGCCGTCGCCGCGGAGCACGCCGCGGAACGCGGTCTGATCCGAGCCGAACAGCGCCTGGTCGGAGCGCTCGACGCGCACCTCGCCGACGACGCGCACCCAGTAGCGCGTGAAGTCGCCGTAGAACAGCGGCTTGTTCCCGACGCCGAGGCCGGCGAGGAACGGGTCGCGGAACAGGGGGCGACCGAGCAGGGTCGGCGCTTCGCCGGCCTGACCGTTCGGCTCCCAGTAGTACCGGCCGCTGTTGTCCTTCAGCTTGCGGATCGCGGACACCGCCGAGTTGGCGACGACCCACGAGGCGTTCGGCTGGTAGGGCGCGGCGACCGATTCCTGCAGGTCGATGAGGTTGTCCCACGTGGGCGCGCCGCCCACGCCGGTGCCGCCGGTGACGCCGAGCGTCGAGGCGTTGGCGATGCCCTGCGGGGCGTTGGTGCCCGAGCCGGTCGCGAGATCCTGGCCGAACAGCACGGCGAGGTTCTCGCCGATGATGCGGGTCGAGAACCCCTCGATGTCGAACAGGGCGTCGGTGATGAGGTCGTTCGACACGCCGAGGTAGTCGCCGTACTTCTTGGTGCCGAACGTGATCTGACCGAACGACGGGTCGGTGCCGGGCAGCTGCACGCCCTCGGTCGCCGCGCCGGCGGAACCGAACGACGCGAGGCGGGGAACGGTGACGCTCTCGCCCTTCTCGGTGACCATGACGAACGCGCCGGCGGCGTACAGGCCCGAGAACATGCGCAGCGGCTCGATGAGGCGCGAGAGGAACGATGCGCCCACGGTGTTGCCGCCGGCCGCGGCGACGCCGACGCTCAGCGCGCGCTGCGCGGTGAGGCGCTCGGCGGCGAACGATCGCACCTCGTCGGAGGTCGGCACGTAGGTGAGCCCGCCGCGCTGCTCGCCGTTCAGCACGTTGCGGATCTCGGCGGCGAACTGCGAGAGGTCCGCGGCGTTGCCGAACGCCGAGCGGTTGCCGAGCAGGTCGCCGGCGAACTCGATCGCGCGCTGCTCGACGTCGCGCTGCATGGTCAGCAGGCCGATGTTCCGCTCGTGGACGTCCAGCTGAGCGCTGACGCGCTCGTACTGCTCGGTTTCCTCGGCGGTCCACTCGCGGCCGACGATATCGGCGAACCGCTTCCCGTCGCTCTCCCAGAGCTTGCGCTGCGCCTCGGCCTCGGCCTTGATGCGCGTCAGGATGTTGGTCATGGGTGCTCCCTTCTCAGATCCCGCGTCGGCGGGGTCGGGTGCCGACCGCTGCGTGCGCAGCGATGCGGGCTTCGATGGACCGCAGGCGGGTCGCCGCGGCGGTTTCGTACTCGCCGGCCGCGGGCGGCTCGGCGGGTGCGGGCTGTAGGCTGCGGCGGATCTCGTCGAGCGAGCGCTGCAGCTGCGTCGTCGCGCCCCAGTAGGCGGGGTCGGCGACGGGGGCGACGTCGTGAATCGTCATCCGCATGACGCGGCGGATCAGGCGCCCGTCGCGGTCCTCTCGCCATTCGACGTCGTCGAGGGTGCGGAGGTT